TGGTAATCATTGCATCGACCGCGCTCTCAATCGAGCTATCAAATGCCCGCTGCATGAACGGGTTCGCGTCGATGTGTTTTGTCGCCTTGCCGCCCTTGCGTTTTCTGCCGCCTTCGACGTGATCAAAGCCGTTCTCAATCCACCATGCGACGTGTGCGGTATCTCTCGAAGGACCGACTCGCACGATAGGATCGTCTTTGGTTCCGACCGTGACTTGCACGGACAGGTCAGCTTTCAAGATGCCCGGTGGTAGAGCGTCTGAGCCGGGTGTTGCCGCGTCAGTGCGCTGCGGAGCCTCTGCAACCATGGCCTCTTGAATCACATCGCCGCCTGCTTGCAGCGCCTGACGAACTGCGCGCCGGGCGACACGTTGAGGCATGGCCTTCAACAGAGCTTTGAACTTGGTAGTGTCGATCTTGAGTGAAAGCCCGTCAGCCATGTTATGAACTCGCTATGTCTACGCCGACGCAGGCGAGAACCAGAACACGATGACGACGTTGAATGTCATCTACGTCTTGCACCAGATAGAGTTCATCGCCCCAGACAACCTGGAAGCCAGGAGCCACCAAGACCGAGGGGTAACGAATCGTGATGCAGTCCGTTGCGTTCGCGGCCAATGTGGAGTTCTGGAATGACCACTTGAAAGTCAAGCTGGCGGTGGACTCAATCTTTGCCCGCGTCGTGAGCACCGCTGCCCAAGTGGAGCCTATCTGGCCTGAGGCATCACGGGCATTGCTCGGTGCATTGATGGTGATGGCGTGTTTTAACTCCCCAGGCTGGAGAATGCAAGGATCGACCATGATTATCCCTCCGCGTAGAAGCTGTCAAAGGTCTCACCGAGAAGAAGCGCATCCACGCCCATCTCAATACCTTTCGGAACGCTGGTAGCTGTTGCATCCCTGTTCGAGTACCAGTGGGACACCAAAAGTAAGATCGCTTGAATAATTGTCTGCGGGCATGTGTTGACTTCAACGCCGTCGCCGTAGGTGCCAGCGACCCATTTCACGATCACATTTCCAGGCATGAAATTCTGACACCAAGGCCAATACAACAGGCTCGTCGGGAAGATACGTGCAGGCTCTGAGTTCAAATCCACTGTGTAGGTCGTAGGATCGAGAGTTTGTGTCGCGCCGTTCTGGTCGAAATAGGTGATGGAGGTGACGGACGCACAGCCAGGGAGTGGTAGCTTGATGGCGAGTTCTTCCCAATAACGAGAGAAGAACGGGAATGCGCGGTGACCGCCGACCGTGGAACTGAAATTGAAGTATGGAAAATAATCCATCGTGAGTTGCATAGAACGATTGAAAATCGCCCGTTGCATTTTCTTTTCGCAGAATTGCCTTGCTCCAACAATGAGGCCGCTGATGAGGCTGTCGTCTGCTGTCATGCCGGTGTCAACGACGCACTGAAGTTTCGCCTGAGCCAAAGTGATAGGCTCGACAACTGGCTGCGTCAATGTTTTGTAGCTGAAGGGCATGAGTTAGTACCTGATAACTGTGTGAGCCTCGACGGGGCTCCCATTTCTGAGAGCCCCATCAATTGGTTAGGCGTGGACGAGCAAACCCTTGATGATGCCAGGACCACCGGGGGAAATGAATGCCGAACCTGCACGAGCGAACGGAATGAACCCCGTGGCAAACTGAGCCGCGTAGAGTTCCTTCAGCACGTTGACGCTGAGGCCCGGGTTAACCGTCTTGAGCAGGTAGCCAGCCGAGAAATCTCCGAAGAGAATCGGGTAGTTACCGGCTGCAATGTTAGGCAGAGCCTGAACAAGCTTGACCGGACGGCCAAGCAGAGTCCCGAACACGCCTGCCGAAGGGCTGGAGACGAAGATCGGGTTGCCGAGCGTGTTGACTTCACCAAGCAGAGCAGCACGAGTTGTGCTGTTCATGGCGAAGGTGCTGTTGGGTTCGTATGCGGGATCAATCGAGCCGTAGAGCGCAGCGATGTCCACATAACTCACGGTGCCCGAAACAGCGGACGTGACGTGAGGGTTAGCCGCGACACCAGTGAGGATCGACGCAATGTTGCCAGAGGTCGAACCATTCACCATCATCGAAGACAGAGAGCGGAAGTAACGCTTGCCCAAAATGTCTTTCACAAACGCGGTGATGTCGAACGCGCTGTCCTGAAGCTCAGCCCACCCAACCAGAATCGGAGGGCAAGAAAGCAAGCTGGTCGTGATGATGGCACCAGTAAGCACTGGGTCTTCTGCGGCGTTGGCATCGGCAGTTCCTTCTGTCTCTTCGTACATGACAGCGGAAGTGTCGTTGGACATTGCGTACTTCGTCGGGCGACCGTCGTCAGAACGAATCTGGCGAACAATCGTCAACAGATCGCCCCACGCCTTCTCAGCTTCGAGAAGCTCAGGGAAGAAAGCCTGAGGGATGAGGGTGCCGCCTGTGGATGCTTCGATGATGTCACGATGCTCAACAGCGGCGAAACGCTCACGAGTTTCTGCGTTCAGCCCTTGCAGTCCACCCCGGACAATCTTGTCAAAGGCATTCTTCTGACGTTCGTTGCGTGCCTCCACGGTGTCATCGGAGCGGGCTCCAGGGACAGCGCGTGGGGTGTTGCGTGCGGAGCGGTTCTCGGCGTCAACTACGCTGGAACGCTCGGTGCGAGTGATGTCCAGTTCAAGCACATCAACGTCGGCAAGCATCGCGTCAACTGAGGCGCGGTTCTCTGCCGTAACTGTTTCCTGTAGCATGATGACTTGTGCGTCATGCAACAGCTTCGTGCGCTTTTCGCGCATTTCCTGAATGGTCATGGTGTTCCTTCTGTTGCGATTTGTGTTACTTGTGCGGGACACCATGCGTTTCGAGGCATGACTCTTCGCATCAGACGGACGACTGCAAATGAATGCGGCCATCAAGTGGCGGCATCCGTTCTGACTGAAACTAAACTTGGTTACTTCGCGTGCTTCGCGAGGGCAATCCTGATAGATCGCTTGTGGTTCTCGCTGGCGGCGTGTGCTGCTCGTGAAGCTATACATTCGTCTGAGCAGTTCTCGTCGGTGCAATCTTCGTTGCTGCATAGACCGCAACTACCGGCTTCGCATTGCGCGCAATCGCACTCACAATCCTTCGGGTCTTCGGTCGGGTCGTCACGCTTCTCAGCAGGCTTTGCAGAGAGCTTGGTGCGAACTTCGATTGGCATGTCGGTCGGCAGTGAACGAACGCCGCTGGTTGCCTCTGAATAAGCGGGATACGTCACGGGGCTCACATCAAATAGATCGGCGGACTTCACCGTTCTGATGTCCATGCCGGTGAGTGCGTCGTAAGCCCAGGCCGCGTCGGTGCAAATAAATCCGAAGCTCGACTGAGTGACATCGCCCCTGCTCATCGAGACCATCAAGTCACGAGCGCATGTAGTATCCGGTGGGGACACTTCATACGCGAGACCAACCTTGTCCGAGGTCAGCTTGAGCGTGCCAGCCGTGGTGCGTCCGAGAATCGCACTCGCCTCGTGGTTGAACAAAGCCCTTACGTCAGGATTGGTTGCGAGGTTCGCGTCGAAGCAATCGGCGGCAAGGATTTCAACCCATCCGCCAAGGTCTTCGCTGCGAACGCCGTACTTGGCGGCGTAGCCGAAGATGGTGGGCTTGTCGTCTTTGGAGACGCGGAACTCACACGGGATCGTCCTATGCTCAAGCTGCTTCGTCATCTGTATCCTCTTCTTCGTCCTCAGGTGCTTGTAGCTGCGCCACGGCGACTGCTGCGGCTGTGTTGCGTGACACGGATATGTGGATCGAACGCACAGCCCGTGTGAATTCCTGGGTCGCCATCGCCGCCATATCTTCAGGCGCGATAACTTCAGGCCACTTAGCAGCACGCTTCGCCATCGCCTTGCAGGCGTCGTCAACCACGCTGGCAAAATCCGGATCACCTCCAGAAATTGGAAGCCCGTTGCGGTTGCTTGAGGCGTCTGCAATCGACGTAAGAACAGGTGAGAACAGAGCTTTAATGGTCTCGAAACTACGCTGTTTACGCTTTGAAAGAGTCGTAAAGGCCGCTGAATAGATCGTTATGTATGCCCTTGTGAAGTGACCGAGCATATTCTTCTCTGCTGCGGTTGGAGCCACGGAATCGGCGTCCACTGGTTGATCCTGAAGGCTCTCTGTATCCAGTAGGCGTGCAGCGTTCTGATAGTTAACCGGCATCCAGAAACAATCCATTCCTGTGGATGCGTCGGCGGGATTCATGCCGAGCTTGCGACGGCAATCATTGCCCGTCAGATAACCACCGATGCGCCCGAGTTGAAGGGATTCATTGGTCGTCTTAACATCACAGCGGAGGAGGGCATCGACACTGAACTCTATGAAAAACTTGTTCGCCTTGCGGCCTTGCGTCGGGGTCAGTTTGCGAATCAACTCTTGTTCAATGCGACTCAACCAGGGCTGCAAACAGAACGTAACGAACTGTAGCGCCATCTGTTCAGCGCCGGAACCCGGCATCTTGGTCTCGCTGCCGACCATGTGCGGAGGCACGCGGAAGATACCCATCGCAATATCTGCACGAGTAAAGGCGCGGGATTGAATCCACTGACTGTTTTCGTTGCTAAGTCCTAACTGCTGGTATGTCCACTCTGAACCGAAAACGAAAGCGGTCTTGCCTTGATTTACGCCGCCTTGTTGTGCATTCCACGACTCACGCATTTCTACCTGAGCCTTGGGGTCCAGCTTATTCTTGTTCAGCAAAATTCCACCGGGATTACTCCCGTTGCCAAAGTGACGAGCGCCGGATTTTTCCATGGCCATTGCGAGGCCGAGAGTTTGACGGCACATCTCAACTGGACTTATCCCACTAAGTCCGTCCAGTGAGAACAGCTTGAGGTGAATCATATCCTCTTCGAGGATTTTGCGCGTCTGATTCAAAGGCATCCCGTCTGAGGTCTCGTAATAGATGAGATGAGTATTGGGATCACGCTTCGCCATCGTCTTAAACGGATGGAGGGGCCATAAACTTACCGGCTGCTTGGTGTTCGGATTTCTTTCAATCTCGCTGTAACCGTTGCCGGTAAGAGCAGCGGAGCCTATAAGGGTTTCCAGCCACGTATAGGCACTCATCTCAGGGTTTGCTTCAATGCTGAGAAGATAGTGCAGGTTCTGGTCAACCGCTTCTTGATGTCCGCCTGCCGTCACCTCCATCAACTTCAATGGCATACTGGCGATAGACTCTGCGATAACTCTCACGCTGCCGTAGACAGTGGTAATCTTCAGCGCGTTCGACTCGTTAACAATCTCGCCCGCAGCGGTCGATTCACCGGAATGCAGCCACTGGAAAATGGCGGTTGGACTCAGAGAACCGGAGCGGATTGCTTTGCCGATGCCACGGAAATAATTCGTTAGTTTTGTTGCGAAGTTGGGCATCAGTTATCCGATAAAAAAGCCGAACGCAATACCGTTCATGGTTGAGTCGCATGTGATGGCCTGCCGCATCGCAGTTATCAGGGCCACCGCCCCGTCGATTTTCGCAGCCGGTTTCAGTTTGTCGGGATATACATCCTCGTTCGGGCCGCGCGGCTTTGAGACGACGTTGCTCATGCACCAAGAAAGAACCGGGTCGCCGGTGTGGTGAACCCTGCCCTCTTGAATCGCCGCGTCCAATGCCTTCATTGGCAGTGATAGGTATTCGACCTTCTGCGGAACCTCAACCACGGTCACGCCGGTCGAGTAATTCAATTCCTGCATACACTGGTCGGCGTAACGCTTGTCATAGCAAACCCCGATTACGTTGCGCCCTTCAATGTCCGCCGTGAGGTCCGCTTTCAACTGGGCATAATCCAACGACGCGCCTTCGCACGGAGTCAGATAGCCCTCCGCATCCCACTTCTGGTACATCTGGTTTGCGTGATCGGTGATGCGGTCTTCCGGTAGGTAGTGCCTTGAAAATATGTAGTAGTGCAAGCGTCCTTCGAGGGTACGAACGTAAACGCGGATTACAGCCGACAAATCTAAAACCGATGCAAGGTCTACGCCGATGTACAACGGGTCGTTTATGAAGTCGGCCTCGTTCAATGTAGCGTCGAGGCACCGTGCCCAGTCCACCATGTTGAAATACGCGCTGGCTGCTGTCATCCAGATGCAAAGGTGCTTGGTAGAAAACACGCCGCGCTTGCTGGCGTTCTGCACAGCCTGCGCTTGATCGTGAAGCAGTGTAGAAAGCTGGACACTGACGCCAAGATTTGGATTTGCCATCCAGAGTGCGGCTTCGCTGGACCAATCCACGTCCTTGTCGATTGTGTAGATGACTGTGAACAACGCCTCATCAATCAACGTGCCTTCAAGAACCTGCTGCGCCGTAGCCTGAAGATCGTGGCACGGACTCGCAGTGTTGTAACCCGCCGTCGTTATGGTCAACAGGAGTGGTTGCTCTCTGCCGACCATGCCTGTCTTCAACGTGTCGTATAAATCGGCGGTATCCGCTTCGTGGAACTCATCGCAGATGCCGCATGAGATCGAAGCGCCGTCGCCGGGCTTGCCGATGACGGGTAGAAAACTGCTGCCTGTCGCATCGACGGTTAGTGAACGTGCATTGGCCGTGATGCCTAGAACCTTGCTCAAATCCGGTGTTTTTTGCACCATGATTTTTGCGGGCTTGAAAACTTCGAAAGCCTGTTTCTCACTCGTTGCGCCGCAGACTACTTCCGCGCCCGCTTCGCCATCACAGGCCAACATATAAAGTCCGATGCCTGCTGCAAGTGGTGATTTACCCTGCTTCCTCGGACAGCAGATATATGCCTCACGGAAACGTCTGAATCCGTCTGTCTTGCTCAACCAACCGAAGATGGAACCGATGATGAAACACTGAAATGGCTCCAGCTTCAGCTTTTCTCTCCGTGCTGCCCATCTGCCTTTGGTATGGGGAAGAAGTTCGATGAACTCACATGCGCGGTTCGCTGCTGCGTCATCGAAGATGTAATCAAAATCTGGTCGTTCTAAATTCTCGATATGTCTAGCCGCTGCCAACTTTATCCAGTGACAAGCCGGGAGGGTGCCGGTGAGTATGTCAACCGCGTACTGTGTTGCCTTTTGTGCATAACTCACTCATGGCCGTCCTAGCTTGCAAACTTCGCGAACGGGGACTTCACAAGTCCAATGCCGTGTGGAGAGGTTCCCTGGACCTTAGAGCGACTTGCGGGCGTCAACCCAAACTCGATTGAGAACTTACGCATGTGATCCATCGCGACGTTAGCGATCCCGACGTAGGGACTCGGAATTGGAAAGCCAGACTTCGGGGACTTGATGACCGTTCCGAACTTTTGAATCTGTAACTCGGCTGCTATCCATCGCGACCACGCCACGCAATACCCGGCGAGTGCCGCACGATCCACGCTCGTGAGCAGGCCAAGCGTGATGAGTTCAGCAGAGATGCGTTTCCATTCCTTTTTCGCGTCGTCGTCAAGATGCCGAGGGCAGGTGGGGACGCCGGTCGGCTTAGGTTCGCTCACGTTCAGCGGGCGGTGACCGGGATTACCCGCAATCAATTTCAGTGCGGTCGGTTTTGGGCGTCTGCCTGCCATATATGAGTCCAAACTTTATTGCATCCTCGACTCGTGCTGCACCTTTGTAATCGAATGAGGCGGTCAATCTGCTGGTGGCTGAGGTCATACCTTTTACAGAGGTTGTCTTGCCAATCACCGGCTGTAACTTCGGTCTTTCCCTCATGTCCCACAACTTGCTTTTCGCCCGATGCCGAATCATGGCCGGGTTAGAAGTCACTGAGCTATACGGCTTGCCGGTCGCCCGGAACAACGAGGCTACATAATCACTCATGGCGTTTCCTATGCCCACGCCTTGAAAATCTGGCAGGCAAACTGTCCGGTGTTCTCTCCAGCGGGGGGCTATTGCGTGCGGGAAGTGAAGTACAGCGGTGAACGCGACGGGCTGACCGTTGTACAACGCGGCGAAACACTTCGACGCTGGGTGTAGCTTCGTGTCTAAATAATGATGCTTGTGGAATAATCCCCAAGCCGCTTTATCACACCTGACGATTTCCAGTTCGATGGATGGGCGGCATCGAAGCTCCCTCCACTGAAACCGATTTGTATGTGGCTCATATATCCAATCCGGCTGGAGCCACGGCTCCACGTCATAGTGGACGCCCACCGCAATCATGCGGCGGTCTGACGCGCGTATTGCTTTTGCCAGTGCCGCGCTTCCAATTTGTGCAACCGTTCGGTCAACAACCGAGGTAAATTCATCCATTACGAACAGGTCTGTGTTCTCAGCCATCGCCCGAGCGAGAGTGACACGGAACTGCTCCCCGTTCGAAAGGACGCGGTATGGACGCAGCCACGAGGGCGGCGAACTGAATCCCACCTGAGACAGCAGAGCGGTAATCTGCTTGATGCCCATCGACGCTGGAAAGTCATCCACAATCGAACGGTCGGGGCTCCAGTCGTATCCGCTGATGAGCTTGTCTCCGAACATCTCACGGGTGAGAGTGGACTTCCCCGACCCTGACGGGCCGACAATCATGCCGATTGACCAGGGGCGAGATTCGATGGGAAGCTCTCCAGTCCAACGAAGCTCAGATTTGAGCGTCGGTGGAAGCTCGAACATCCCCTCTAACTGCATGACGCGGGGTGTCCGGGTCACAGGACTTGAAATCACGCAATCAAAGATCGGCATTCATATCCTTCGCCCGTCAGCCGCTGCAAGAGGGCAAGCTGTGAGGCTTCGTCGCTACAAGCGGCCAAGACGCTGTAGGTGCTCTCCAGAGCGTTTGACTGGTCAGGGGCGTCAGAATCGTTTACGGGCAGCACCTTGAGCTTCCCTAGCTCCTCCGCAGTGAAGTAGGGGAGCAGGTCGAAGTCAGCGGACCCGAGAATGTCAGCATCCCAGTCGAGGCCAAGCTCAGCAGTGCGATTGTCAGCGACAGCCAGCCCGCGCGCCTTTGGGTCGTCTATAGACAAGTCGGTGCGTTGCACAGCCACAAGCTGTGTGCCGTCAGTCTGCACAACGATGACATCCTGAATCCCTGCGGCGACTGCTTGCTTCACTGTCGTATTACCAGCGAGGATGTTCCCATTTTTGTCAATGAGAACGGAACGGCCAGCCCCGAACTGCTGAAGAGACTTGGCGACTGTCTCACGCCCGCGTTTGGTCCCGCGATTCGCGTTTTTCGTGTCGGGTTTGAGTTCGGAAAGCTTCAAAGATACCCCACTGACCAATTCGCGACCGTAAAAATTGACTTGGGGTCTACGTTCCGAGCGATCAAGAAATGTTTTCGACCCCCCTACCCATAACTACTTCTCGGAGTGCCGCTTATGAACATTCGTGCCATCAAACTAGCTGCTAATAGCCCATGACCGTTTCGTGTGTATGGCATGACTTACACAACGGAACTATATTCGTTTCATCGTATTGCAAGTGTGGAAACGACAACACTTTTTTCGGGTGATGCAGATCAGTAGCCAGCACAACCAATCCATGCGCCAGACAATGCGTGCAGAGCGGTTTGCGTGATAGCACTTCCAACCTGTACGCCTGCCATTTGCGGCCATATCCACGTCGTGATGCTGATGGCCGCGACCACGCCGTCTTATGTGTTGGGCAAAAGTTGTCCAGCGTCAACGCTGGACAGCCAGGAGCTTGGCACGGACGTTTTGGTTGCGGTGGCATCTATTTAGCGGCGTCTGCTTTTGACGCCTTCGCCATCACGTTGGTGTGGTCACGTTCGATCTGACGCAACAGCAACGCTTCAATGCGCTGCATCGCCGCTAACATGTCTTGTGCAACACTGAACGGCGTCTGTTGTGGCACACCAGCCGTCGTCTCGTAACGTGGCACTGTACGGTCGATGTAGCGTGGTCCCTTGGGCTGCGGCATTGTTACTTCTTTGCCTCATCGGGAACAGCGACGACATCGCGATGCACAACAACATTGTCGTTGTTGACGTTGTGGCTGGCCCCGGTTGCAGGAATGCCAACAACATCACGCTCACGCACATGTGCCGCGTCACATGCGTTGGCGTGTGCCTTGGCAGCGATGTCCGCGTTCTTCTTTTTCAGATCGTTCTGCTTGCCCTCGGATTCACGAGCGCCGGCTTCTGCGGCGGCGTTGGCTTTTACGCCGCGAACATAAGTGGCTGCGGCAAGAGCGCGTTCGGCGTCCTGTACGGCCAAATCCGCTGCACTGAATTCGACGCGAGAGTCCGCGTAAGAAATTTGCTTGGTTTCTGGCTTTGGTGCAACGTATGTATCAGTCATGTGAAACTCCTTGTGGTGTAGTGTGAATCAAAAATGTGTCGGGTGGACGCTACTGACGTAGCGCCTCGGCCCCCGACTGGTGAAGCTTGTACTTTGCCGGTTGGAGTTATGTTATGTCTCCGCTGGTTTTGGGCAACTGCCCGCCTCGTCCACCGGCATGACGATAGGGATACAAGTCAACTCATGCCGTTCTTGCTGAAGTTCGACGTGCTCAAGTAAGTCATGTGCAGTCATCCGGCCAGTCAATCTAAACCGCATTGGAATTTCGATTGCGAGGCGGCATTCGTCGCAACGCAAGACAAACTGTTCTATCCGGAGCATCTACTTACACAAACGGCGATTTCGAGAAAAATCCCCGGTTTTATTTTTAATTCTGTCGAATCTGTTGCGAACAGCCTTGAGAGTTATGCCCAGCGAAACCGCGATGTCGCGAATATCGGCACCATCAGCCAGCGCGCGTACCAGGGTTTGTTGGTTCGCCGTCAGCGGTGTTTTCAGTTCGTCCAAGGTGTGAAATTGCACATCCGCAGAATCGTCATACTCCGATTCCTGCTCAGGCAGTCCAACAATCCTGAACTCGGCTTGAATTGAACGGACATGACTAACTCGGTCGCGTATGTTGTGACGGATAATCCTGCGAATCCAAGTTGGATAACTCGCTGTAAGTCCATCAAAGCTATCCACACGTTTCCAGATCGCCATGCAGACCGCCTGGGCCAAGTCCTCAGCGTCCTCGCGGCCTTCCAGGCGAGCTATCCCCACCGCGAACGCCCGCGATGCCAGCAGCAGATCGTCCAGGCTCAACGTGCCAGCTTTATACGCGGTGAACGACTGTTGAAGTGAGCTTGTCATTTTGTTAACGGCCAGCACAACGGGCAGCAACAGGCCGCATGACCGCAATTCCGGCAGACGGCGTGTTGCAGGAGCGTACCGTATTTGCAGCAATGCTTGAATTCCTTAGACATACTCGACCCTGATAAATTGCACCAGAAACAGTTTCGGGTTCCATGCGGCTGCGATTTCGCGGGCGACGGAGCTACCCTCGACCAGCGCCGTCATCAGCGCCAACCCAGGTCTCAACGACGGCGCGCACGGCAGCGAAGTAAGTGGACGATGACCGCTGTCAGGAAAATTACGCCAGTGCGGCTTCGCTGGAGTTGCCGTGGCACGTTTGCGAGGTTTGACTGACTTAGGCATTCAGTTGAGCAATCCAAAATTCGATTTCGTCAATCGCCGCACCTAGTTGGATCGTCTGTGCGGCAAGTTCGGCGCGCTTGACTTGAATTTCCGCGACCTCGGCTACCTTGGCGGCTAGGCGTGTGTTCAATGCTTCGGCGGTGATATGTGTTGCCATGTTGTTCCTTTCTACGTTGTTGACGCAGGCAAAAGTAATGGTTCAGGGAATATGTCGTCGTAATCCTCGCAAAGCTCACGGGCCTCGTTGCAAACTCGATAATCGTCAAGCTCACACTCTACGAAGCGAAAGTCCGGATCGTAAGTCACGAATGACCCGGCGACCTCGCGGTCGCTAACCACGGAAAAGATACCGTACTTCACGTCGTAGAGTACGAAGACAGGCATTCCTTGCATGTAGTTCAATACCGGCTTGAGAAGCGGTATTAGTGGACATAGGAAATAAAATATGAATGACGACCAACAAGAAGACGCTTTTGCCTACATAAATTCGATGATGGATCGGAGGTCGCTGATGGTGGCCCCTGAAGATGCGGCCGGCACGCTAATTTCGATGGAAGCTCAGAACCAGGGCGACGACGACATAACTTCATACATCGAGAACAACTTCAAGGAATTCTTGGAATATCTGAAATTCATCAGAGGGATTGACCGACATTTGCTTTTGTCGTACTATCTCTGCGGCGTGACCCAAGCGCGCCTCGGGCCGATTTACGGCTACACACAAACTGTTACAAGCACTCGGTTGCGAAATGCGGTGAAACTTTTGACAGCGTTCATGGTCTGGGAAGGCGAACCTTCAGACATACTTGTTCGGCTGAGTTGCGACGAACGAAAAATCGCAGACTGGACAATCGAATTCCGCGGAAATGGTGGACATTTGGATGTGGTTGCGAAGAAATTCAAAGTTCACAGGCCAGAGCTTCGCCGGGAACTGGCTCGTGCTGTCGATGAGATGCAGTTGGCGTCGGAGCAGGACACGCAGCTAATGGCGGCGTACGTCAACATGCTGATGTTGGACGGCAAGAGCCGCATCACAGGGGAAGAAACCGAACACACAAAATCACGGCGAACCGAAACGATCTACCGGCACGATCCCGATTGCCTGGGGCAGTTCTGCGTCAGCATCAGCGATGATCCTGACTGGGACTCACTGTTTGTCCCGCGAAACGAGCATCACGCGGGCGGCGTCGATGACGGCGAGTAATGTCCGTGCATCGGGCAAGGCGTTAGCGGATGTCACTAGGTCGGGGCGGACCACGCGGGTCAACCACAGAATTGGCTGGGAGGAGAGACTTAAATGTTTCCATCGGCGAACCCGGTTGTACTGTCTCGGGTATTGGTTCCGTTGTTGGGGTTGGCAGTGTGGGTGTTTTTCTATCTGAATGCTCGGTGCGCTTTCAGACTTCAAAGAGGAGGAAGGAAGACCGTCTTTCAACTCTTACTTGTGTTGGGATCTGGAGCCATTTTTGTCTTGCAAGTGAATATGATGGAGCGCTTGACATCTGGAGACGCCTACGGGAACTACTTTTTCGGGTTCGTCTTGATCGAGTGTGGTGGGGCACTGGTGGTGTTGTTTACCACGCTTCTTCGCGAAAGAACGCGGAGCATGAAACAAACATCACGTACCGCGAACACTTCAGAAAAGGGGCGCTGAGATTAGCGGGCCAGATATTACAGCCCGAATACTGCGAGATTCCTCAGCGAGGACCCACTGGGCTTCGCAGGTGGAATCAACGAATATGCTTATGTGGGCGGGAATCCACTTAGCTATCGAGATCCTTCGGATTGAGTCCTTTCAATTTTGGTGCTGCGAGTAATTGCTTTTTGAAAGGCGCTGGAATGGGCGCGCTCGGGGCTCTGGCAGTTGGCGGTCTCGCCGTGGGAGTGGCGACTCTAGGAGCGCCCGTTGCTGCTGTGACATTGGGCGTGGGTCTGCTGGCAGCCGACCGACACAGATTAACCAAGTCCGGATCAAGCACCGACCTTGACCCCCACACGCGCAATTGAGTTCCGGTAACCAACCAATGTACGCCAAAGGTTACAGTAACTTTGCCCAACGCTGTTTTTTCTCGAATGTGATGGGAGTTACTTCGTGCCCGTTGGGGCGATTGGTTCTCATTCCTTGCGGGGTACCCCCACACCCGGTTTTCTCACAAACCCACCCGGCGGCCTTGAGGCTGGTTCCGGGCTCGGAATCTAAGATATAAGTTTGGATACGTGCGTACCCCATCAGCTTGGCAATCTTGGCACAGGTTGAATACAGGAGACTACAAGCATTGTCTGTACCATCGGTGACCAGTCGGCATACTTCGACTACAGTACCATCGTCCAGAGAGGGGCAAGCGGGGCGCATACAAATTGCCGCACCGACCATAACTCCATCTTTGGATGCTCCAATGGAAAACTTGGCAACTCGAATAGGGGAATGATGCCTGTGCCACTGGGCAACCAGTTCGTTTGCTTGTCTAAGATGGAGCGGTACTACCTTAAGTTGACCGGCCTGTCGCAAAGCTCGGGCGGCTTTTACCTTTAACCGTTGCTTGTATGCTCGTTGTGCAGCGGCGTGGTTCTTGTGAATCTTGGGACGACCGGGCTTGCGTATGGATGATTCAATAGGTTTCATCAGTAGCTAATACTCAATTTTTGAGCTTGGCCTCGGTATCGTTCCCAAGGTTG